TTCATTAGTGAGTCGCAGTTTGACAAGCTAAATAACCAGTTGCAAAGAACAGGCGCTGGCGTTGATAACTGGGACACTATTTTCCAAATTCAAAGCTTGATGGCTACCGATCCGTATGGAGCGCAACAGGAAATCATCAACAATCGCCGAATAAATCTTACTGACGCCACAGCTTTACGTCTTTTAAATGCGGTTCAAAATTCTGGCCCATTATCAACAGAGCAAAGCAAATCAGCTAGAAAGTTCTTGTCTCAAAACATGGGGCAGGTAAATCAATTCACGGGTAAGTTCACTGGCAAGGGCACAAAAGAATTAGCGAGTAGGGCGATGCTGCAATTCGATTCTCGGGTTTTGGCTGGCGAAGATCCGTACGAAGTTGCTACAGATTTGTTTGATCTTTCAGATATTGAGGGATATGGAAGTGCAGCAGACGTTACCTCAGCTATAGAGCAAGAAAACACAACTATGCAAGAAGCAATCCAAAAAATTCTTGATGCCAAGCGAGGTCGCACTGTAGAGGAAGCGAAAACTATTTACTTTGAAACCCCATTAGGCAAGCTAGCTAAAGATACTTTACTTAAATTACAAGGCCCACCAGAAGATAAAGGGCAAGGTGGTTATTTGGTAAGACTGCGCGCATTTGAAAGTCTAACAGCAACAAAACAAAGCGAAGCACGATTTGAGCGATTGACTGAGGAGAACAATAATGGCTAGACCAGGCACTGAGCTAATCGAAGCCATTGTAAAGCGTGTTTCAGAAACGCCTGAAGGTCTAAGAGAGGCTGGCTATCTAGGGCAAAACACTGAGGCTAACCCGAGAAACATTAAGTCTGCGACTACTCGTTATCGTAAAGCACTGGAGAAAGACGACGCGTTTGCTGAAAGTGAGCGTATGCGCACAGAAGGTCAGCTCAAAGTTAAAGACGCTGATGTTGCTGATAGACCCATAGTTAGACCAGAAGACCTGGAAGACTCGGTCATCATGGCTCATAAAGGCGACACAACCAAAACGCGGTCAACACTAGAAGAGTTTGAAGGCGTCAAACTTGATGAGCCCGTAACAACTTTTGGTGGGCCCAAGTTTGGTGCGCAAGCTGACAACCTTGCAAACCGTATGTATTGGGCATCAATGCAAGATGCTGCGACACCTTTCCAAAACAAAGCGGAGGCACTGCAAGCGGCAAAGGATATGCCGGTCAATGCTGTATATGTAGCGATGGGGAAGGAAGGCAACTACTTCAACCAGGCGTTTGCCGATGCATTGTTGCAACGCACTATGAGCAACAAAAAGATTTCACAATCAGCACTAGATAAGTTTGATGCAGACATGCGCGCGTCGCGTGAAGACTGGGTCGGCATTCGTAGTCCAGATGCCAGGTCGCAGCTCTTAGGTGTTGGTAAGTATCCAATGAAAGGCGCTGGTAAACTGCGATCTTCATTTGTTAAAAAAATTAACAAAGCCGAATATCGAGAGGCAGGTTTCGCATCCAATGATCGACTGCTTCGTGCGTTTACGGAGCCTGATTTATTGGGCGCTCAACTTGGCGATGCAGGTTACTCTATCGGCGAGGTTGGTTACGACTACGGGCTGACTCGCATTGACTCGCATCCATCCTATAACACCGGAATCGGTGGCACTTACAAAGGTGGCTTCGAGCGCTCAATACCGGCAGAAATATTATTCCCTGAAGCGTGGCGAAAGCTTGGCACTGAATTAACAAAGCCAAGTAAGAAAGCACTTGCGAAAGGAGCAAAGCCTCGCCCCCTAAACAATGCAGAGAAAGTAGACGCCATCTCCAAGCGTAAAGACTTATTCCAGATTGCCGACGCGCAATGGGTAGACCGCGTATCGACTTGGCTGCGAAACAATCCTGGCATGGATAATAGCGATGCAATCAAGGCGATTGGTTTGCCAACGGCTGCACTTTTCTTGCTTGATCCAGGTGAAGCACAGGCTGCCGCTGTAGATGCCGTCTACGCGGGCACAGAACGCGATCTAACGGATGAAGAGGCTCAGGCCATAACTACCTACGTCCGCTTGCAACAGGCCGTACAGGCTACTGGAGGCATGCCTACAGGCATGGTAATGGATGCGCAAAACATTCAGCTTGATTTGCAAGATATCGATCCAACGCCCGTTTTTTATGATGACGATGTTGATGGCAAATATTTAGAAGAACGCGATCGCGCTGAAGCTGAGAGCATTGACTTTTACACGCAGGGAATGACCTTTAAAACAGAGACTCCCGACACTGCGGCAAGGATTTCTCAGGAGGGTGACCGCCCTCAATTTAGTCCTTACTACGATATCCCACAGGCATTTCAAGATATAGCGGTTCCAGCAGTAAGTGCTGCCGGTGCTGCAGCTGGCGACGTGCTTCGTGGCGTATTTGTGGAAGGTCCGCGCGCAGTTGCTGGCGGATTTCTAGACGCTACGGCAGAAGCAGCCAAGGCAATGGAATCTGTTATACCGCTGGGAACTATTAGCGGCCAAGACCCTGAATATTTACAGCTTGAGACGCGCCCAGAAACTGTAACCGGTGAGTTTGTGCGCAACATGTCGCAGTTCCTAACTGGGTTTTTGCCAGCTACTCGCGCATTTAAAGCCGCTGGAATGGGCAATATTAGCGCTGGCATGGCTGGCGGTGCAGCTGCTGACTTCTTTGTGTTTGATCCGCAAGAAGATCGCTTCTCAAACATTATACAAGGGACGCCATTGGCGACTCCCTTTTCTGAATATCTAGCTGCGGGGGAAGATGACAGCGCTCTTGAGGGACGATTTAAAAATGCCGTAGAAGGTTTGTTTCTCGGGGGTGCTGTTGAGCTAATCATGGGCTTTGCTCGTGGCATGAAGAAAGCAAAACAAGTTCGCGAAGTTGCACAAGCAGAAGGCAAAACCCCTGAAGAGTTTATCGATGACGCCATGAAAAATCTCAAGGGCGGTCCTGATGCACCTCGGGTAGTAGAGCCAGCAGAGATGGCTGAAGGTCAGGAGTTCCTGCCATTTAGTGAGGCGTTAGATGCGGCTCAAGCTGAGATCGTAGTGCCCGATGCGAAGCCAGGGGCAACAAAAGCGGAACCTGGCGCAGCGCGTAACATAAATCTAGGCAACTTAAGTACAACTGAAGATGTCAAAACGTTAATTGATGAGGTTGCTATTGCAGATGCAACGCCGATTAACGAGGCACGTCGGCAACAGATTTCTAACGAAGAGCTTGAAGCACTTGCCGGTGACGTTGGCATGACTGTTGAAAAGTTGTTGGCGCGTCGTGCAGGAGATTTACCAAGGGCAGAAGAGATACTAGCGTCTCGTAAGATCCTAACCGCATCTGGCGAAAACCTTATTAACATGGCGCAAGCTGCAAAAAATGGTAGCGAGATGGATCTCATACTATTTAGACGAGCCATGACTCAACACCGAGCAATACAGGCCCAAGTCTCGGGAATGGCTGCGGAAGCTGGCCGTGCATTGCAGCAGTTCAACATTGCAGCCAAGTCTGCCAAGGAACAAGAGCGACTGATTAAAGAGGCGCTTGAAACTACGGGTGGTGAAGGCCTGTCTCGCAACATGGCGGCAATGATTGCAGAGCTGAAAGACGTGAACCAGGTCGGCAAAGTTGTCAAAGAGGCAAACAAAGCTACGACCTTTGATAAGTTATATGAGGTATGGATTAACGGACTTTTATCTGGCCCGACTACGCATAGTGTGAACGTCATTTCTAACGTAATGACTGCCGCGTTAACTGTAAGCGAGCGTAAAGTTGCATCTGTTTTAGGAAATTCTGTTGCCCCAGATGAAGCAACAGCGCAACTAAAAGGCATGATAGAAGGCGCAAAAGATGGCATGCGTTTGGCTTGGCAGGCATTAAAAACCGGCGAGCCTTCTGATCAATTAAATAAGTTAGAAGCTGGCGAACAACATCGAGCAATATCAGCAGAAAACTTAAATGCGTCTGGTAACGCTGGAAGGTTTGCGGATTACTTAGGAAATGTTATTCGTATACCTGGCAACTTGCTTACAGCATCTGATGAATTCTTCAAGTCAGTTGGCTATCGTATGGAGCTACAAGCCCAGGCATATCGCACAGCATTTAACGAAGGGCTGACTGATGAGCGCGCCGCGGCTCGAGTTTATGAAGTGCTGGAGAACCCACCAGAAAATATAAAGCGCGCCGCAATTGATGCCATGAGGTATCAAACATTTACAAACTCTTTGCAAGAAACAAAGATTGGCACCCTCGGGGCGGCAGGGCAGGTGGCCGAAAGGCTTCGTCGCAGCGATGCGCCACTTTTAAGAGTATTTGGGAAAGTAATTATTCCATTTGTTAGAACGCCCACAAACATTGCGTCATTTACTTTAGAGCGCACTCCAATGGCTCTAGCATCAAGAGCGGTTCGTGCTGATATTGCTGCTGGCGGAGCTAGGCGCGACTTGGCATTGGCAAAGCTTACTACTGGTTCATTCATTATGGGAGCTGCGGCTGATCTAACATTGGGCGGTCAGATTACTGGCGGCGGTCCTACTGATTATCGGATGCAGGCTATTCTCAGAGAGAAGGGATGGCAGCCTTATTCCATTCTTATTAACGGGAAATATTATGCTTACAACAGGCTTGACCCAGTTGGCTCAATAATTGGCTTGGCAGCCGACATGACTGAGATTATTGGACAGCTTGATGAGCCTGATGCTTTTGAGATTGGCGTTGCTGGAACTATCGCGGCCGCTTCAAATCTATCTAGTAAAACTTATCTTAGCGGACTAACAGAATTTTTTGATGTCTTGTCGGGCACTCTGAGCGGTCGAGACAAAGACAATATTCGAGCTATGAATTACCTATCTCGGATGGGCACATCGCTGGTGCCATTTACGTCTGCATTTAGAACATTCGAGCGCATTCAAGACCCTACAGTGCGATCAGCGTTTAGTTTTGTTGATGGCATTAAAGCGCGACTCCCTGGTTACAGTGATGAGTTGCCACCGCGCAGGAATGTATTTGGTGAGCCAGTAGTTTTGTCCGGCGGGTTTGGCCTAGATAACATGGCCGGTATTTATACTTCTGAACTAAAAGAAGATGCAGTAGTTGATGAGATTGTTGCACAGCAGGTTGGCATTCCAATGCCTCGCAAAAGCATCGACGGCATCGAATTAGATGTATATCAGTACGATCGTTATATACAATTGATGAGTGGGAAGGATGGCATTGTGCCGCCCATCAAAGATCAATTAAGAGATATTTTTAATAGCACTGGTTATCAAATGCTCGATACGGAAAGCAAGCAACAGTGGATAAGAGCAACATTTAGCGATTCAGCTGCGGCTGCCAGGGCTCAATTGATTGAAGAGGACGTTGAGTTGAAAAACGCTATCGAAATGCAGGCGTACGAAGAAGCCGCGAAAAGGATGGGTTACTAATGACAGTAGCAGACAACACGAGCCGTAACCAATATAGCGCGACTGCTGGTCAGACGATCTTCTCCTATACGTTTGAGATAGTAGACAAAGACGATCTCGTTGTACTGCAAAACGGAATTGCCCTCTCAGAGGGCACAGATTACTCTGTAGCGGGCGTTGGCGATGAGAGCGGCGGGACTATCACTTTAACCGCAGGCGCTACCCTGAACGATATTATGACCCTTTACAGGGACATGCCGTATGAGCGCAACCAAAACTACACCAACTCAGGTGACTTTCTAGCATCCGATGTTAACTCTGACTTTGATAACCTTTGGCTGGCAGGTGAGCAGACCAATCGGTCGTTTGACCAGTCTGTTCGTAGGCCGATTACAGACTCCACAACGATCTCAATGGAGCTGCCTGACGCTGCTACGAGAGCAAACAAGTACCTATCATTCAGCCCTACCGGCGCAGTAACAGCAACAACGACTGTACCTCCCGGCATTACAGACTCAGCCCTGGTTACCTATACGCCCGGCGGCACTGGCGCAGTAGACACGACCGTAGAGGATAAGCTCCGCGAGACTATTAGCGCAGATGACTTCGGTACGGTTGGCGATGGGGATGCGGACGACACTGTAAAGCTACGGAACGCCGTCAACTACGTTACGACTACAGGCGCATGGCTAGACGGCGGAAACAAGACTTACAAGATTACTGGCACAATTAATGCGACAGGTGAGTTTCTACGTTTAAGAAACTTTAAGTTTGTCATACAAACAACCTACTCAAGCACAGGGCGTTTTGAGTGTAAGCGAACAACTAACACAAACAAAATGACTGTGGCATTCGAGAATGTTTTTGTTGATGGTGGCAGAGGAACATACAAAACAGGCAGTGAGCCGTGGACAGACATAGACTACCCATTGTTTGGCTATGACAGTATTGCGCCAACACTTGGCGCGTTTTTAAAAGTCGAATCGTATAACTCAGACACAACCGTGCATGTGACTAACTGCCTTTTTGAAAACTATCATGGCATTGCTGGCGTTCGCGTCAATAGCTTTGGGACAACAGTCATTGAGGGCTGTGTCTTTAGGAATATGTCTTTCCAAAGCTTTATCACTTATCAAGCATACTTTGATGAGAATGATGTTATTACATA